ACGATTTGTCGATTGTGGTCGACAGCAACAGCGATGTAGCTCTGATTGAGTTCGAGAAGCCGTTTGCCAAAGTGTCCGATATCTCTAGCCATTTTGTCCCGAGTGCGCTCCTTCACTTCAGCATTGGTTGTCCCGTGACCATGCTGAGGTGGAGTGGAGCCCCATCTGATCCTGTAGTTTCCGTCCAAGCCCCCAATCTCCGATCCAACACCCAGTTTTCGTGGTCCGATGACGATACTGAATATAGTTCCCATCACTCATTTCTAGTTAACCTGCGTACGGTGCCTGGTGATTGCGGTAGCCCCTACATTTCTCATAATGATAGGCTGCCCTACAAGATACTAGGTATCCATGCTGCGGGTGACAAAGCGATGAGTGCGATTGGAGTGTATGTCACAGTGGAAGACCTCTCCTCGATGAGAAAAGCGTTGAGGATGGAGGCCCAGGTTGGTGAGGTGCCCCTGGCGGAGAGAAGTGTACCTGAAGAGAAAGTGGTGGAGAGAGTTGTGCAAGATGCGGAGAGTATACCGTCGTGGCCTGTGGAAAGAGTTGTGTGCGAGAACTTTGAGTTCTTGGGAGTGATTCCGAGGACCCAAGTGGTTCGCAGTTCCGGTCGTAGTGCCAAACATAGTACTGGGTTGGGTGTGTATTCTGATTCATGGGGTCATCCTGTGGATAGAATGCCTGCCCGCCTGGGTGTGTGGTGGACTCCCGAGAGAGAGAAGGTGTGCGTGTTCGACAAGGCACTCGCGAAGAAGCACAAGAGAGAGGTGTGTACGTCGTTGGTTCCTGAGGTTCTTGAGATTGTGGAGTTCCTGAAGGGATGGTTGCCTGGGGGAAACCCTAGAATTCTGTCCTGGGAGGAAGCTCTCAATGGTCGTGGTCAATATCCGTACCTGGGTCCGGTGGATGTTGACAAGTCGGCCGGGTATCCGTTCTGCCTGAAGCATCCCGGTCAAGGCAAGAGGCCCTGGATTGTGGCGAGTGACGACGGCACGTTGTCGCTGGCCCCTGGGGCGTTGGAGTGGTGTGAGAAGCTGTGGAAGTATCCATTCGAGACAGACGATTCGCCTTTATGGTTTACTGACATCCTCAAAGATGAATGTTTGCCTAGGGCAAAAGTCTGGAGCGAAGAGGGTCAACCCGCTTTTCTAACCCGAGTCGTCAATTGTGCGCCCTGGAATCACCTGCTGGTAGCTCGGCGGATGTTTGGGGCGTTCTTTGATGAGATGGTGCGTTGGCGGCAGGATGACGGGTTTGTAGACTTAGGTCTTGATCCAACGTCCAGCAGCTGGCACATCATGGTCACGAGAATGATAGCTGGCCGAGATTTGTCGGGGTTACATGCAATCTGTGGTGATTTCAAGAACATGGATGGTTCAATACCCCGGCAATTATCGGAGGCGTTTCTTTGGTGCGTGACCAATTGGTACGGAGCAGCGTATACTGAGATGGATAGGTCCCGTGCAAAGTTCATTATTGAGCGGAGCATGGTTGATGTGGTCCACTTGGCAGACAATGTTAAGTATCGTACGCGGGGCAACGCGTCGGGGTGGTTTCTAACTACCGTGGCAAATTGTTTCGTGGTTTACTTCGTGATGGCGGTGACTGGTCTGAGGAAACTCGGAAAAGTAGCCCGTCAAAGAGGCGAGGTAATGAAGCAGGTGGCGAGAACCCTGCGCGCATTCGGCGATGACCATGTGTTGATATTTGACGATAGGGATCGTAAATTCGACATGTTGGACGTAGGCGAGGTGGCGCGCGAGTTCGGGATGGTTTACACGATGGCGGACAAGAAAAAGGATTTGCAACCGTATTGTTCGGTCTCAGAGGCGACATACCTAAAACGACATTTTGTTCAGAGAAATGGATGGTGGTATGCCCCAATGAAGATAGACGATATAGTTCAACCCTTGTATTGGACGAAGCGTGAAGACCTGGCCGAGGCGACGAAAGTTGCCTTGGATGGTGCACTGTTGGAATTCTCTATGCACGGCAAGCATGTCTTTGCAGAGTGGATGGAGAAGTTCCGGGCGATTGGTCACCGTACAAGTCTAACCTTTGAGAATTTGGAAGCAAAGATCAGAGGTGATGAGTATCGTGGCATGTCGCCATACCTGGCCAGCTTGACCGCTCAGGGATTGACGCAAGTGATCCCCGAGAGGGCAATGCCTAGGCTGGGTGACTCTAGGTCAGTGCGGAGAGCCAAACGTAAGGTTATGAATGAGGTGGTGCAACACCACGTTCAAACCTCTCGCGAGACTAACGGATCGACCTGGAGAGACCAGACTTTCGGCACTAGGAAACAAGAAACCGCCCCTCCAGTTTTCAAGTGTCAAGTGGGTGATGAGCCTGCGAAGCATGAATGCGTTCTAGTCTTCATTTACCATGGGGGTAAGGGGAGACAAAGACGTATGTGGAACAAAGAGGGGCGTGCTATATCCAGACTTTTCCGTGCACAAGTTGGCGAATCTGATGCTCCTAGTGGAGAAACTTCTCGATCTGAGAGGTTGCCCACGACAGCTGCTGAAAATACGACGACTCAAAC